AGGCAATCATGAGTGACATTGATTCGTCAAGCATCGACAACGATGCAATAATTGATAGAGTAGTAGAGAACATCATGGGTGGTAAGAAGAATATCATCCTAGATGCTACCATTCTATCGACTCTCATGGCGTGCCCCCGCCTCGCGGATTTTCGATTCAACTTGTCATTACAGAGTATTAATGGCAAATCGAATTCGCTGGAGTGTGGTAGTATCGTCCATAAGTTTCTCGAAGTATTCTATGGTTCGCTTATCGCTGGATTAAAGCGAGAGCAAGCCGTAGGATATGGTATGGCAGCCGCTGAGTTATATATTCGTGGTTGTCCAGCCTGCACAGACTTTAAGCCTACACCTGAAATACTCAAGCCATTGTGTGGGCACAGAGCTAATGATTATCCCGGTGTTCGTAATACACCGAAGGAATCAGAAGGCTATAAGATTGGTTGGCACTACGTTCTCGATACGTGCGACCAGTATCAGCAACATTATCGAAATGACCATTGGGTGCCTCTCGAAGTTGAGGTAGTCAAAGGTGAAGTGTTGTATGAGGACGATGAGATTCGTATCTTGTGGAAGTCGAAACTTGATTGGACTGTAGATACTAATCAGGGTATCTTTCCAGTTGACCACAAGACAATGAAACAACGTCGTAACACTAATTCTATGAACAATCAGTTCATGGGACAGTGTATGATAATGAAGACCCGTCAAGTTATCATTAACAAGATAGGTTTTCAGACTTCATTGAAACCTGAAGAAAAGTTCATACGCACACCAATTCCATACACGGCGGCGCGTCTAATAGAGTGGCAGTCCGAAACACTGCCCTACTATGCGAAGCTGCTTTTAATGTATGCCGAGACTGGTCATTGGCCCCCGAACTTTACTCATTGTGAAGGCAAGTATGGTAACTGTGCTTTCTATGAGGATGTTTGTAGTGGCGACCCCGGTATGCGTGAAGAAAACATTAAACTTCATTTCTATGTGGGTCCAGAGTGGAATCCCACTAATGATGATGAGGACTAATGCCTTATTGGATAGAGGTTCATTGTTCCAAGAAGGTAGACTCCTGCAATAGTAACATTCAGGTTGATGTCCCGATGACATTAACTAGAAATGCTTCTCTTGCAGCTATTAATCAGGCTATCTCTCACCTCACTAAAGAGGCTAAAGAGTTAGGCTGGATTATGAAAGACGCTGACTGGATTTGTCCAAAGTGTAGAGGACATGAGTAAACACTACTACATCGAAGTGAAGTTTGGCGCCCGTTGGCAACTAGTCAAAGTGGAAACCAGACATACTGACGCTCTCCAGTATATAAAGGATAATGCTGGTGAGCGTTACCCCATGCGAGTCGTCCGTGTAGTTAGGACGGTCGTATTTGAGGGAAAATGAGGAGTCATGAGTAAACAGAAGGTAGCGAATCATCTGCACAAGTATAAAAAGGTTGACCTCGCGCGTGATGCGGAGCCTTATCTCGTATACAAGTGCATGAAACCTGCGTGTTCACATTATGTTCCACTGCATCTGGCAGAAGGGAAACTGTGTGAGTGCAACCGTTGTGGGGAGCCTATGATTATTACGAAGGCCACACTGCATGGTTCTTCTAATAAGCCTATGGCTAAACCTCACTGTCCTAACTGTATCGAACGCAAGAAGGAGAAATTGGAAGATGTGGCAGCAATTTCTGAATTTCTTGCAGGAACTAAAACTTAGACTAACATCCATGAATCCATCTTATCATGGTGATAGGATGCCTGAGTCATGGCTACTACGGAAGGAAATACACAATGGAGAACACGACTCCTAGACTGTGTGCTAACTGTAAAGAGAATCCAGCATTACCGGATTCAAACTGGTGCTCACACATTTGTTTCGAGATGTGGTATAGTCTCGAACAAGCAAGGGTGCTGGCGTATGCACTCGACACACTGTTGGACGAACACTTCGGAGTAAAGAATGCCAACACTCGAAGCAGGCAATAGTAATCCTGAGATGCCATTGTTCACCATGTTAAAAGGTGAGCCTGGCACTAGGAAATCTACTGCTGCACTGTCATATCCCGGTCCACAATACTGGGTATCGACAGACCAGAAAATGGAAGCACTAGAGTTACCAGCTAAACGTTGGGGACTCTGGGGAAAGGGTCACGTTCAATACGACGATTATAAAGATTGGTCCACGCCTCGTGGAAAGCTGGAACAGTTTCAAGTAAACTGCCCATTCAAAACAATCGTCGTAGACTCTATTACGTCCATCGGGGACAATATGAATCGTGAGACTATCAAGGTGAAACGTAGTGGTCAGGGTGGTGAGGAATCCGGTAAAGGGAAAAAGATAGGCAATATCTACGTTCCCGGTATCGAAGAATACAACGCCGAAGCCTCCGCGTTTCAGGAACTAATCGCAATACTGAAAGATATTCACAAGTTCCACAAAGTGAATGTAATTCTTATTGCACACGTTGTCGGTCAGAGAAATAAAGACAACGATACCAACAAACTCACACACCATTCCCGCGTAATCATCACAGGTGGAGACAAAATCAGTGGGAAGATTGCTTCCTACATGACGGAAGTCTATCACTTTAACATTGAAACTGACTTCAATGTTGATTCAGGTGAAGGGAAGTTTGGGCTATTCACACAACACACTGGTAATGATTATGCCCGCACTTCACTTCCACTAGAAAGGAAAATACAGTTCAATAATGAGCCGTTGTATGAGAAGTGGGTAGAACCGGCAATTCGCAAGTTGAAGGCTGAACAACCTGTCCAACGAATCACCACACCTACTCAAACAACACCATCTCCACAATCAACATCCACATTCACACCACCAACAAAGTGAGGAACCATGCCTGTTATCAGTTTTAGTGACCGCGACTTGCTACGTGGGAAACTTGTCACTCCCGCGTGGTACAGGGTCAAAATCGAAAGTGTGGGAGAGGCTCCCGCGAAACAGTCCGAGAAGGGGCCTTCCACCAACTATCCCGTTGAAGCAACTATCATGTTCAACGGTGATACGGGCGACAAGGAATTCACCGGGGTTCCGATTGACTGGAATTTCAATAGCAAGGCTATTGGCTTTGCTGTTGGATTCTTGGCAGCATTCGGTGTGGAAGTCAAGTCAGGGACTCGTTTCGACTTGAAGTCTGCGGAAGGGCGTGAACTCGACGTATTTGTGGAGAACGATACTTACCAGAACCGCATGGTAAATCGTGTCAACCACAAGTATCGCGCCGTCCGTCCGGAAGTCACTGCGGCGTGAATCTTCGACGAACTAGCACCATTCACTAGTGAACAGTTCAACTACTTGAAAAGGAGACTGCAAATGGTAGACGACAAGAATGTTGAAGACGAATCCGTGGACATGGACGAACTTCACAAGAGTGAAGAATCTGACATCGACGAAGATGCAGACCCTGAGCCGGATTCCGAACTGAAGTCCACTGACGACGAGGAAATTGAGGAAGTCGAAGCTACCGATAGCGACGACGACTAAACGAGACTTACTGTATGGCCGGACAAATACTTGTTCTAATCTAAGCCTCACGTGGAGATTAGAACCTTTAATGCCCAGATTAGGGCCGGAAGGTTATACAGTAACAGGGGTCGGTATCAACGTAGTGCATAGTCACCGTATAATGATACCGGCCCCGCCTTTAACTTTAACTTTAACTATTGAGGAGACTATGGAAAGAAAAACTAGAAAGAAGAAGCCCACGCTGATTAGCGTTGGCAATCATTTGATTGACCCTAATGATGTAGCGTGCATCACTAAGGTGCAATCAAAAGATTTGTATGTGGTGCGTCTGCGTTCTCAGCCCAATATGGAATATCCTATTTGGGTGAGCGGTAAGCAGATTAGTGCCCTTACTAATCAATTCAACATCATTGTTGAGGACTAACCATGCTAACTAGAAAGATTGTTGAGACTACCATTGGTAAGGGCTTCGCGGACAAACTTGACGAAGTAGTTTTGGAAGCTGGTGGAAAGCTAGTTTTCACAAAACGCCAGATGGTAGAGGACTTGGGTTGTGCAAACTTTCTTGCGGCAGCCCGACTTCAGAAAGCACTACGCAAGTTGGACATTGTAACACCTGCCCAACTATTTAGAACCGACCCCTTCTCAATAGTTCGTGTGAGAGGGATTGGTGAAGCGGCTATGTTCGTTGCAATGTGTATTCTTGACCATGCACAATACAACGTTCAGGAATGGTGGGGCTGGAAAGAGACTAACACTCTCAAGTTCTCCAGCTTCAAACACAATGCTATTCGTCGCGTTTCCAAGAAGGGGAAGCACGACATCTAAGGAGTAACTACTATGTTGAATAGAGAACAGGAACTGTTTCTGATTAAGTTGGGCATTGATACGCTGAACGAAGCATACAATGGTCCAACCAAGTCTCACGGTCGTAAAGGAATGGCGCCGTGGAATAAAGGCGTCAAGACTGGACCTCGCAAGACAAAGCGCAAGGGCCATAATGGTCACAAGTGGACTAAGGCTCAGCGTGACAAGTTCAGAGCTACGATGAAAGAGAAGTGGGCAGAAAAGAAACGTAGGGAGTAATGAAAATCTACGTAGCTTACTCATTTGAAATAGAGTTGCCTGATGAACTGGTTGATACTATGCCAGAACCACAGGCAAAAGAATTGGCTCGGGAGTTGGCCCAGAACATAAACTTCCAAGAAGTGCAAAGAGCATACACAAAGGAAAAGAAATTTGGTTCCGATGTGTATATCACTAAAATACGGTCAACTAGAATCGAGGACTGGTAAATGGCTAATGCATTTGAACGATTTTTCAAGGGTGAGAATCCGCCGGATTCACCCGACACTACTCCCATTAAACCTGATGAAAAGAGGGTTAAAGGGAAGATTATCAAAGTATCCGAGGAAGGATGGGGCTTCATTTCTTCTAAGGATATTAAGTTCACTCGAATCTTTTTTCATTGGACTTCCCTGAAACAAGATACCATGAAGTTTCAGGAACTGAAGAACGGCATGAAAGTCGAATTTACGCCTGTCGAAGTTGAAGGTAAAGGCTGGCGTGCTATCAAGATTCGAGTTGTGAAGGATGAGCCTCACACGTAGAGACTTTCTCCGGTTGTTTGCACTTGGAGTAGTTGGTCATGAGTTAGACCTTGACCGATTACTCTGGGTGCCCGGAGAAAAGACGATATTCCTAGTCAATAATCCTACTATTTCTCTATCTCAAATCGTCGCGATGGAGTTAGAGAGAATCCTGCCTAAAGTTCGCACACTATTCGAGCGTGATGATATGTTCTACCGTCATATGGTAGAAGAAATGTCATTCACAAAAGACTTGATGGTTACTGATTCCCGTAGGGTCAAGTAACTAAAAGACTGTTGGTTGAATGACCTAGAGTGGATATCGGTCTATCTATGAATCGACGAACTTTTTTAAGGGCACTACTAGTTGGGACAATTGCATCTGCAATAGAGTTAGACAAGTTAGTAGAGTCTACTCTTATTGAGACTGCACCAATGTCAGATGCTGATTTTGTGGCATACATCACATACAGCATGAATCTGTACTGTAGTAATCCTGCTCAATGTGTCATTATCACAGATATAGGCGTAGAATGACATTTGTTGAGAAATACAATTCGGAAACTACATGGCATGGCAAAGCTATGATAATGGAAATCTATCATCTTGCCATGACTCAGCGTATTAAGAACTGGACGATTACTAAAACTGCGGAACATTTCAGTGTTAGTAT